ACTCTACAAAGATACTCTTGAACAAATGCTAGTTCACCCATAGCCGCCTTTTGCTCTAATAAAAATGCTTTGCTACGATATTCGGGCCATAGTGTATCAAGAACTACATTATCGGGGTCTGATTTGTATTCATCCCAATTTTTGAAGGCCGACCATACCCCCGACTTCCAAACAGGGTTGTCTATCATTTCCGAATGATATAAGTCATTCATAGACATAGGTGTTCCTACGACATATAAACTTGTTTTAGGGGATAACATAGGTGTTACTTTCTTTCTAAACCAATGTCTTATAGTCCCCCAATCCATATCACCCGTATCATCAAGAACATCATCCATAGCAATACAGGCGGGATGCTCACCACGAATAGCCGCACCTACACCTGTACCTCTTATCCAAGCACCATTAGTAAGTCTTAACTCTAATTTAGTCCCACGTTTAGTATCTAAGTACCTAGATAACTGTGGATGTCGTTTTAAGTCTTCTCTTATTTCTTCAATACGCCTAGCCGCTAAATCTTTACTTGCCGAAAACAACCATACTGTGAAGGGTTTGTTTCTCCATGTATCAAATAAACACTGATGTAATAACTTTACTCTAAGAGTTGTTGACTTACTATGGTCACGAGGCGCAATAATACAAGTCCTATGAACTTCTGCACCCTTTCTATCACCATACATTTCCATCCATTCGCCAATATGCTCTCCCCATGTATAACCAAGCCACTTGTAAAAAAACTCTACATCTCTTTTAGAGCGTTCCATGTTAAAAGCATTACTTACATCCATTATGCTGGCCCCAATTTTTTCTCTTTACAGTGAGGACAAATTCTACTAAGTGCCTTTGCTCTCAGCATTCTGTTAGCAAACCAACCACAAGAACTACATTTCACTGTTTCCCACTGTATTTTTTGAGTCATCAGTTATCACCATGATTAACTGGTGCAAAATAATTTGCCACCAACCCACGTTCTTTACAGATTACATATGCCGCTAAACCTGCTTTACTCATAGTAAATCCTTTCTTATAGTGATAACGGTCATGTCCCGCTAGGCTAGGCAACTGTAATACTATAGCACCACCTTTTTCTGTTAACTTTTGATGATGAAGATGACCATGAAACCAAATATGATGCGATGTTTCTCCCCACATCTTTTTTGCCTCGTTTGACATAAGCGCAGGTAACTGATAACCTCTTGCAGTATCACCATGAGTAAAGCCTAGTAAACTGTTACCATACTGAATGTACTGTCTAACTTGTGGACTTACTATAACATCTATATCTTCGTAATCTTCATAAACCGCAGATAAATACATCATAAGGGCATAAGCCGCAAATCTATCATGATTTCCTGGCATAAACACAACTTCTACAGGGGCAACTTGGGAAAGCAGGTCAATATGCTCTCTAGCAAGTTTACAACCTGTCATAAATATTTCAGCAGGTGAGCCACACATATCTTGTGGTGTTCCTTTTGTTGTAGTCCCTAAGTCATTATCTATATGAAACCAATCACTACCTGTTGCCACAATAATTTTTTCGGGTCTACCATTTAACATACCCACTACTTCTTCGGTTTTTTCTAGCAATCTCTTTTTTGCCTCTTGGAAGTCGTAAGTTTCCCCTACTTCGTCTTCCCACCCATATTTACCCCAATGGAAGTCAGTAGGGCTTACTACTAACGTAAAAGGCATATCAGCATCTTTTAGTTCTAATTTTGTAGGAAAATGTGCAATATCTTTACTCATTATTTCTTTGAACTCATTAAGCAACACTTCTTCAATCGTTCTCCATTTTTCTGCGTCATCAGCAATACTTTTTTGCTCTAACTTATTAAATTTATCTGTTACACTTTTACGTTTTTGTAATAACAATCTATTTGCTAAAACTTTTTCATCCATAGATAGCATTTCTTCATCTGTGATAGAGTCACCACTTTTTAACCAACCGAAAGTACGTTTGTATTCTAAAAACCAATTTTTAGGCATACCGTACTTTATAGCCATAGTTCCTGTATCTAACGCTTTACTTGTCATACTAGAGTAGTCACGAAGCATTTCTCTATGTTTATCTCCATTCATGTAAATAGTTTGGCCCGCACTATCAAGATAAACAATATACATATCATTAGATTCATCGTAATAATATTTATCTCCCATCCTAAAACCATCGGGTTTATCTAAACTTTCTTCTAATTGACGTCTAAGACTTTTGTGTTCACCACGTTCCCAACGCATAAGGGCTGATTCCCACCCCTTTACACTACGAGTAGGGTCTATTTGGTTTAGTTCTCTAGCGTAACCAATTCTACTTTTATTTTTATCATAGTGCTTTTCAATCAATTCATAGTCTTTTTCTGTTACAGGATTCCGAAGATACTTACCCATTAAGCGGAACTAAGAAGAAAGGGATTCATAAACCTTTCTTTATGATGTATTTTTTCTATTATTTTGTCAATTATAAAAAAAATTAATAGGCTCGCAGTATAGCGTTTCTTGTTAATTCTTTTATTTCTTCATAGACATTTAGAAAAAGGCCACCCGCTTTTACCATTACGAACTTCTCTAAACACTTATGAAAGAATAAAATAATTAATGGATATGATACACAGTAAAGCGTTTATTTCTTTTTGTCGGTTTACTAAATAAGAAAATAATTAAGAATCACATATTACTCATTAATTATGTGGACGTGCCAAATTATGAATTCAAGTTTAGTGATGCTTGTGAAGCCTTTGGTGGTTGTCTAAATACGGACATATTTAGGTTCGGCCCTTGGCTTGCCGCTATACTTATACTATTTGAGATACTATTTTGGATGTCACTTGCTTACTTTATAACAAAAAGGTTGATAAAACGCCAAGAGTCTGCCCCTGTTGATAGGGATGGAAGACTCAACAATAGCAATCCTAACTCGCCTAGACACAGTAAATGATAGAGTTACTGATTTGTCTACTAACATTGGGAATATACACGAACACAGGACTAGGCTTGAAAGAGTTGAAAGTAAACTGAATGAAATTGGGGAAGATATAGAACATATAAAAAACGGGCCGATTTACAATTTAGACCGTTTTATCACAAAAAAAGTGGCTCAAACCACTGGCGGACTAAGTATTTTCGCTTTTTTTGCGTATGTTATCTTTAAAAACATCCTTAACATTTAATTGACAGGTGCGTATCAAACATAATATGGGCTTACTTGATAGGTTTAGACGTAATAAAGATAAGGGTAAAGTTGTAGCAGGTGTGACATCAAGACCAATTAGGAAAGGAATTAACTTTGCTACTGCCGCAGGTATTCCCGATATTACCCAAGATACTAACTCATTTCGTGATGATTCAAATTTTGACAATGTATATGATTTATATGATGCTATGTTCAAACTAGACCCCGAACTAAACGGTGCTGTTCGTGCTGTTTCACTTACTGCAAACAATTACACTATTGATTACAAACGTGCAAAAAATGGCACAATCAGAAATGCGGTAAAGGAGTTTGTAGATAATATTGATTTCGATGATGTCTTAATTAATTCTATGAGAAACCTTATGGTGTACGGTAATGATATAAATAAGTTAGTAGGCTCTACAGGTAGAGGTATTACAGATATGCAATCATTACCTGTAAAACAAATGACAATAGTTGATGATAGAGGTGGTCTTGGCTCTACATTTACTGCTGATTCTTACAATCCTATCATTGACCCTGTAACATATATACTACGTGAAGGTAAACCTTACCAACTAGATATTCCCGCAGGTGAGATAATGCACATGAAAATAGACTATCGTAGTAATTGGTTTGAAGATTACAAGGGTCGTATGACATATGGTATATGGGGCGCATCCCGATTTGCCGCACTAAAACAAGCAATAAGAGCAAAATACAATACTATGAACAATAGAATTGCGTTAGAAGACAGTATGACAAAACAGTTTATCACTATTAGTAAAGATGCTATTGAGGGAATACAAGACCCCGATGAACAAAAAGATAGACTTACACACATTATGGACGAAGTAACAGATTTATTTGAAGCATTACGTGGCGACCAAATCCCTGTGCTTCCACACTTTGTCGAGTTACACCACGTAGATTTAGAAAACACAATACCCGACTCAAGTAACTTCTTAGATTCTATCAATGGAGATATTGCGGCTGTACTTCATGTTCCAAGAGTTGCCGCAGGTCAAGAACGTGGTTCAACCTTTGCGGCTACCTACAATGCTAATCTGTGGGCTGTGCAAGCAATAAAAAGATTACATCATGTAGTTGCGGAGTCTGTGATGAAATTATTTAGTAAACATCTTGAATTGATGGGAATACCACACAGAAAATCCGACTTACCAACTCTTGAGTTTGCATCCATTGACGAAGAATCACCTTTGGCTACTATGCAAAGAGTAACTATGGGGTATCAAAGTGGTGTGTTAACTCTTAATCAAGCATTAGATATTTTGAACCTCCCACCTATCAGAGAAGGAAATAATAGAAATAACAGTCAAGGTATACGCCAGTTCGGAGAACTGCCTCGTGAGAACAGCCAAGACACTAGAAAGCCAAAAGGTGGTGGAAACGATGAGTAAAAGTAAAGATACATTTAATGACAAAATGGTAGCAAGAACAGTATTACCTGCAATTTATTTATGGTTAGCGGCAAGTGCCGCAGTAGTAAGTATGGGTATAGTACATCCCGATGTTGTACTTGAAAACCTTGACGGGTTTATTGCGTTGATAGCAATAATTGGTGGTATTGCCGCCCCTGCACTAAATACCATACTTCGTATGTGGGAGTCGGAACAAACTGTTGAGATTGATTCAATCCCTGCTGGATTAAAACATGACAGGGAACGGGCTGAGGCACAACATGAACATCTTATGATAGTTGAAAAACATCGTGAAGCAGTAGAAAAAATAGAGTTTGAAAAAGAAAAACCTAGAAATGCTAAAAAATAACCTTTAATAATCATCCAATAAATAGGCGATACCATGCCAGACCCTAAACCTAATGAATCCCGAGAGGATTACATGGATAGGTGTATGGGTGATAGCAAAATGGTGGATGAGTTTGGCAACCCACAACAAAGGGCCGCAGTATGTAATAGTTACTTTGAAGAAAAAACAGCATCTTATCACGATGAAGATGAAGATGTAGAGGCATACCACCACAAAAAGAAAAATGCTTCTGAAGAATATGAGGATTGGGGAGAGGAAACTGTTAGTGCGGCAGAATATCAAGGCCGTAAAGTAACTCTTAACAAACCATTTAGAACAAGTGGTGGCCCAAAAAAATTCGCTGTCTATACTAAAAATGAAAAGGGTACGGTAGTTATCGTAAGGTTTGGCGACCCTAATATGGAAATAAAACGTGACGACCCTAAAAGACGTAAAGCATTTCGTGACAGACATAATTGTTCAACCCCTGGCCCGAAATGGAAAGCAAGATATTGGTCTTGCAGACAATGGAGAAGTGGTGCTAAAGTAGAAGCATCTGATTGTGGTTGTGGTTGTGAGGATGATATAATGATTGAAATGATAGAGGCTGAAATGATAAGACGAGATGTGTTTGACAATCCTGGCGAGGCTATGGAAAGAGCAAAAGAACTAGGGTGTAACAAAATACATCAACATGACGAAAATGGAAAAACTGTATTTATGCCATGTGAGACACATGAAGAATACATGGATAAAAACCAAGGTAGAGATGTTGAGGTGGAAGGTGACAAAGATGAAGAAGATGAATACGAGCGTAGTATGAAAAGAAATCTTAAGTATGCCGAAGAAAGCGGTTGTGGTTGTGGCGGAAACGTAGAAGCAAAGAAGCATGACCCACGTTCAACACCCGCACCTAAAAAAGACCAAAAGAAAGGCTCTAAAAGAAACAAACCTGGCTCTGCAAGGCCAGGCGGTAAAGTTACTTTTTCAGAAAGTGTAACTAACTCTTTGAAAAACAAAGTAAAAGAACACAATGAAAAAAGCGATAAGAAAGTTACACTTGGAATGTTAAAGGCTGTTTATCGTAGAGGGGCGGGTGCTTACTCTACAAGTCATAGGCCAGGTGTGTCTAGGGCGGCATGGTCAATGGCTAGAGTAAATGCATTCTTAAAATTAGTTAGAAGTGGTAAACCTTCTAACCCTAAATACACACAAGATAATGATTTACTACCAAGTAACCATGCTAGAAAATCAAAGAAGGCCGCATCAGAATGTGGCTACGGTGAAGAAATGGTAGACGGTGAATGTAGAAAAGTTGCTGTTAGTATAGAGTTAGAGATAACTGATGCTAGAAGTGTTGTGTCTGCTGAAACAGGACAGTCTGTTATTGAGATAAAAGGTATAGCATTCCATGAAGGTATCAATAAAAATAATTGGCGTATCACTAGAGAAGCGGCTGAAAAAATAGTCATTCCTCAAATGATAGGTGCTGACCTAACATTAAATCACCCTAAACCAAACAAAGTAGGGTTTTCAAGAAATATGGCAGGTGATACTAATGAAGCAGTTGTTGGTATAGTCAATAGCGCATCTATTGTAGATTTAGAAGGCGGTAGATGGGAAGTAACATATACTGCTACTGTATATAGACCAGAATTATTTGAAGCATTAGAGTCTGGATTATGGTTGAGAAAAGATTATGGTGTAAGTATTGGTGGCTACGGTGTCCCCACTACGGCTGATGAAAACGGAATGATGACATTTGCCGATGATTTTACCTTTGACCATTTGGCTATTGTGTATCGTCCAGCATATCCGAGAGCGACAATAGATACTGCCGAAAGGGTAGAAACGGCTGTTTCAAATGAAACATTAATAAGTCATTCATCATCTTCGTCAAACCAAGAACCAAAAGAGGTTATCGAAATGAGCGAAGAAATGAATATTGAAGCCACAAAATCCGAAATGGAAGATTTGAAGGCACAACTTGTTCTTGCTAATGCTAGAGTTTCAGAATTTGAAACACTAGAAGCAGAAAGAGTAGAAAATGCTCGACAAGAACTTGTTGTCAAAGCAACTGACATGGGATTAAAAGGGCATGAAGACTTATCTGCTGATGTTATCAAAAATTTAATTTCATCTTGGGAAGCGGCACACCCTGTCGAAGAAAAAGTTGAAATGAAACCAGTTGAAGCATCAACAAAAATTGAAACACCAGTTGAAGCATCAGAGAACAAAAAAGTTCCTGTTGTTGCTAATTACTTAAACAACCGAGTAGTAGAAACACCCGAAGATGTTTATGAAAGAGCATACAACGCTTGGGCTTCCGCTTGGAATAAAACTGTAGCACCTTCTGAAAGTGGCTACAGAGCAAAATTGTATAAAGAAATAAAGGAGATGATTTAAAATGGTATATGCAGAAGGCGCAGACCCAATTAGCGCAGTATTAAAAACAGGAACTACAGTAAGTGGGCCAGGACTATGTTTAGTCAATGACTCAACAAACAACACACTTGACTTAAGTGCAGATGGTGAAATTGCTATCGGTATCAGTGCAGGTGACTCAACAAGAGATGTTGATGGAACTTTGTCAACTGCGGCAGGTGCAACAGTTTCTTTCTACCCTCTTGGTGGAGTATTAATGGTGCAATCAGAAGCAAGTCAAACATACACAACAGGATTATTAGTTTACGTTGGTGCATCGGGACAAGTTATTGACTCAGATGACCACTCAAGTAAAGTTCTTGGAATTTATGTAGGTGATGGTGCGTCAAGCACATCAGCAGGTGATTTAATTCCTGTAATGACCGCAGGTGCGGCTACAGCATGATAAAGGAGATGAAAAAGATGAATAATACATTAGAACAAATACTAAACTTAAGTGCGGACAGTGCTGTTTCACCAGCAGATGGGCCATTCGGAACAGGATTGCACGTATTAGAACAAACACTAAGAGATTTTATCCAATTACAATCAAGACAGATTTCAGTTGGAACACAAATCGTTGGAACAAGAACTGTTCCTTGGTTAGACTTTAAATGGTATACAGGTGCAAGTGGTAAGTTTGAATACCCTATCGCTGATGGTGCAGTAGTTGACCCAACAAACATTGGAACTGCTAACTATTCAGTGCAACTTGAAAAAGGTCAAGGTAGAACTGTATTCATGGACACTGTAAGACTACGTGGAGAATCATGGGAAAACATTGACAGGCAACAACTAGCAATAGTTCGTGCATTAGCAGAAGTTACTGACAACCACATCCTAACAAAAGTATTAGCAGGTGCAGGTCAAACAAAAGCGGCTACAGCACTTTTCGGTGCGGCAACTGCTGATGAAGAAGGTGATTTATTAGACGCTATGGACTTAATCTACTTAAACGGTAGAGTAACAGGTGATGAAGGACTTTCATTAGTTCTACCAGCAGAAGTTCGTTCCTCTATGCTAAACACACAATTGTTTGGTAATGTAGTTGAATCACTTCAAGAACACTTAAACAGAATAGCAAACTTAACAGTTTATTACAGTCGTGACCATACAGGCGGTTTCCAAGCACCAAGCAATTCAAGTGCGGCTCTTGGAACATCAGCAATCCTATGTGTGCCAGGTGCAGAAACAGCAGAGTTCTTCACTTACAATGGGCCAGGATTCCAAGAAACAGAATTGACAAGACTACCAGGTGTAGGATTTGATTGGTTGTTAACAGGATTTATGGGAACAGTAATTCATCAACATCAAGACGGTGCGGCAAGTGGTAAGAACAACAGAATTTGCTCTATTACAGGCGTAATATCTTGATGGTGGTGTTAAAATGAGTGGTCAAAATAATAGAAACCGAAAGTTTCAAGACTTCATTAACGCAAACAAAATAGTTGATGATGCAGTAGGTATTGACGAATTAGGTGCATTACAAGAAAAGACTAAAGTTTTTCTTTATGACTTCGGTGTGTTAGGTGGAAGCGCAGGGGCAAAGACCCTAACTGATTCTGACGGTAATGCGGCTACACTACCCGATAATGCTCTTGTTAGTAAAATAACAATAGATGTTGTTACTCCTTTAGCATCAAGTGGTTCTGCTACTGTTGCTTTAGGTGTTGTTACTGACGGTGCGGCTAATTTCAAAGGGGCAACTGCTTTTGACAATGGTGCATATGTAGCGGCTACACAAGTTCCTTTCTTACCTGCGGTTGGTAAAAAACTAACAGGTGCTAGGTCTGTAATAGCAACAATCGCTACTGCGGCTCTTACTGCGGGTAAATTTTTCTTATATGTAAGTTATTACGAAGGTAACTGATTAATATGTCCGAAGGTTGGGTAGAAGCAGACGGAACAGAATATGTTCTTCGTGAAGACGGGAACTATGATGTTATTCCGCCAAAAAAATCAAAGGCTAAACCAAAGGCTAAAGCCAAAAAATCAACAAAGTAATCACATTCCATCTGTTTAACAGAAGGATTTGCGGTAGGTGAGATTAGATGAGTAAAGCAAAAGTAATTAAAGAATTGAAAAAGAAAAGTATTAGCATTCCTAAAGATGCTAAACTAGCAGACTTGGAACATATGCGTGACACTTGGATTTCATGTAACGGTTGGTTAATTAGACCTATAAAACCAGTGGCAAGAAAACCAAATAACCCTGTGAGCCAATTAGAAAAAAATAAGATATATTGGATTCCCGATAGTGAGTATGCACAGGAAATTGTTAAAAGTCAACTTGTGGCTGTTTTAGGTAGGGCAATCACTCCCCCAAAAGATGTAATTGTGTTAGAAGTACCTAGAGGCGATATAGATGGCAGTAACAGCAACACAAATTAGAAATCTATTGAATAACCCTAGAGGTTTAATTCAAGGAACTATTACTGAGTATATTACTATTAGAACAAATC